GCAGAGGTTTGGATCTTGTGCTTGTATTTTCCAGCTCTATTCTTCAGCTGCTGAGCCAATCTGTCACCAAAATGCGGTTGATATTCAGATTCAACAGCTACGAGATCGTCCGGATCTCCACCAATTGTCCCCCCGACTACCTTGCGAACACCAAATTTCGTCCTAGCTTGTAATGTCCATTCTCGAAGGGCAGTCTCTTCTCGTTTTAGCTTTAATAGTAAACTACGAGCCTTAGATTCTTTGTCGTGAATGACATTCCTTGCCTTAATGGAAGCCTCAAACTTACTCTTGACAGCTCTCAATTTCGCAATGTTTTTACGCGCTACAGCCATTTCGTGCTGCAGTACCTCATCTGGGGCCATTGCAGAAGTGTCAACTTCTACCTCGTCCTCTTCATCGTCTGACTCCAGTACCAAATCAGGAAGATCATCTACACAACAGTCGCATGTCTCGACACACTTGTTGCATTCACTACAGATGTGAACAATATCCGATGGGTCCGTGAAAGACTCAACGATCGTTTGTTGCTCGGCCATATGTTTCTGGGCAACCTCAACAGCATAGTTCACAAATTCAGTAATAGAGATATCCTTCTTAATGACTTCAAAATGTCCAAAGTCCTGTCCGTCCTTTCCGGCTCCGATCGGTTTCTCTATGTCAATCAACCAAATATCATTAAGAGAGTTGAGAGTCCCAAATTTTTTGATAACTTTGGCTGAATCCAACTTATTATCAGTCTCAAACTCCTTCCTAACCCGTAAGTCCACGTGAATGTGGCAGCGTCGCAACACAGACATGGCATTATAGGATGTCAATCCGGCATGCAATGTCTTGATATTTGTCGTAATAGTCATACAACTCGGTTCGATAGAAATCTTGCCTTTGTTAGCAAGTTCTGCCATAATAGCATACTCCCTAATATTATTTACAATTTTAACAATAGTGTCAGAGGGGGCTAGTTCCCAATACTCCTTCTTAGTGTTTCCATAGTCATCAACCTTTACACCGGTAATATATGAGCGGTAGTTAGACATGTGTTTGTCTTTCTCATTGAGGGTGCAAATGTATTGTGGAGCACAGGGAACTCCCATAGCTTTAAGAACAGTAATCATAGTGATATCGGCAAATGTAGATTTACCAACACCGGATTTACCATA